GTGTTGGTGTTACTGATACGCCTACGTTTGCACAGGTGCACGTTGGTACGCCTACTGTTGACGACCATGCAACGACGAAGTTGTACGTTGATACTGCTAATACCGCACAGAATACTACAATAAACGCGAAGGCCGATAAGACCTACGTTGATAGCCAAGATGCAACTATCGTTGCCGGTTATCAGGCGGCAGATACTACACTGCAAACGAACATCAATGCTAAAGCTGATACGACTTATGTCAACACGCAGAACGCAACGCAAGATACAGCTATAGCGTTAAAAGCTGACAAGACATATGTCGATGCTGCAGATGCACTTAAAGCTCCACTAGCCAGTCCTGCATTCACAGGCAACCCTACAGCGCCTACACCTAGTCAGGGTGACAATGATACTAGTATAGCTACAACAGCATTCGTCACGGCTGCTGTACCGTCTGCCGCTACCGCTGCCGAATACATTAGCAACGCCGCGCCGACCAAGATGCTTACACCCGGCGCGGTGTGGACTGCGGCGGCGGCAGTGGTGGCGCTTACTGATGCTGCGAGCGTTGCGCCAGATTTTTCTCTCGGCCTTGATTTCTCGTGGAATATCCCGTCAGGGACGCGAACACTTGCAAATCCAACTAGCTGGAAGGTTGGTCAGAAAGGGCTGATCCGGCTCATCAATAGCGGCGGCACGATCACTTCCTACGGGGCGATGTACAAATTTCCCGGTGGCGTGAAGCCAACAAGTGTCGTCGGCCAGATTGACATAATTTCCTATGTGGTTATCAGCAGCGGCGACGTCTACTGCACCTTCTCGGCGGGGTTTGCCTGATGCTGGCGGGAAACACACCAGCGTTGTTTGCTCGTCAGGGCGGTGTACCTGTTGGCGCTACAGGCAATGATGCTGACTGCGTGTTGCTGTTACATGGTAGTGGTCCTAACAACTCCACAATCTTCACAGACTACTCAATAGGTAGGCATGGCAATGCGGCTGTTGTTGGCAACAGCAAAGTTAGTACACTAGTATCGAAGTTCGGTAATGGTGCTATGTATTTTGATGGCACTGGTGATAGCATCAACTATCCTAATAGCGCCGATTGGGCATTTGGCTCTGCCAACTTCACAGTTGAATGTTGGTTCAATCGTCAAGGTGGCTTCGGTACTGTACAAGTGTTGTTCGGACAATCTAATGCAACAGGTGGGCGTGTTGTTGACTTTGACATTGGTACTAACAACAAGATAAGCGCTGTATGCTTCTCAGGAGGTAATCCTGTTGTCAACATAACCAGCCTGTCAACCTTCGCTGGCAGTGGTTGGCATCACATTGCACTTGTTAGAGCAAGCACGCTGTTCTATCTATTCATCGACGGTGTAACAGAAGGTACTGCTTCGTTCGCTGGTTCGCTGGATGCTAGTGGTAGTAAATTGTCTGTAGGCAGACTTGGTGAAGCTACCACAGGGTTTGACTACAACGGCTATATTGAATAACTACGCATTAGCAAAGTGTCACGTTGGACAGGCGACTTTACACCTCCTATACAGCCATACGGTCCTGATCCTGATTTCTTCACGAAGCTACTGCTGCACATGAATGGCACAACAGGCTCGACGCTGTTCTTCGACGCTTCGATGTATCTGAAAGGCTATGCCACAGTTACAGGTGATGCTAAGGTTTCGTCAGCACAGGTCATGTTCGGTACTGCATCAGGTCTGTTCGACGGTGCAGGTGACAAGATAAGTTATCCTTACAATACCGATTGGGAGTTTGGCACTGGCGATTGGACTATCGACTTTTGGGTGCGTGTGAATGCTATTGCACCAACGTGGAACGGGTTAGTTTCACACATCGGTCCTGACTTGAATGACCGCTTGTGGATTGCTATTGATGGCACTACTGGTGCTGGCAATGCTAAGATCACTGTTGAAGCGTACAGAACGCCTGGTCCTGTGCGTTATATATACCTAGTTGATAATACTGTACCAACTCCTACAGGAATATGGATGCACGTTGCTGTTGTTCGCAGCGGTACTAATATGATGTTGTTTGTGAATGGTGCACTCAAGAGCACACAAGCAGGTTTCACTGATCCAATGGCCGCACTAACTGGTGGTCTGTACATTGGTGCAGCAGACGCCGCTACTAACTACCCAACTAACTGCTTCATTGACGAGTTGCGAGTTAGCAAGGGTATAGCACGATGGACAGCGGGCTTCTCTGTACCTGCTGCACCATATCCACCGACTGATCCTGCATTGGTAGGTGGTAATGATCCATACACGAAGTTGTTGTGTCACTTCGATGGTGCACACAACTCGACAGTAATGGTAGATAGTTCACTCACTCCGAAAGCTAACGGAGTTAACAACGGTAATACATACATCTACAATCCATCAGGAGCCGTTGGCAACACTCTAGGAGCTTTGTACAATCCCGGTGGTGGTTACGTCACATTCGCAAATCATGCTGATTGGGAATTTGGCAACGGTGACTTCACGATTGATTGGTGGGAGAACCGTTTAGGTGGAGTGTGTGCTATTGCACGAGACTTGCCATCTGCAATGCCAGCATTCATTTTGTCATATGCCAGCGGAGGCATTCGACAAATCTACATGACCAGCAATGGTAGTGCTTGGGACATTGCAACAGGAAGTACGGCTAACTTCGGATCATGGGCTTCTGGTGTTTGGGAGCATCTTGCTGTAACACGGCAAGGCAACACATTCCGCGCCTTTAAGAACGGCGTACAGCAAACTACTTGGTCGTCATCACTAGCACTCTTAGCGAACTCTAATGCGTTGTGTATTGGTGCGTGCCAGAGCGGACAAAACTATGTGGGTAGCATTGACGAACTACGTATCAGCAAAGGCATAGCACGTTGGACTGCAAACTTCACACCACCAACAATACCGTATTACTAATGATGACACTCGTACTCATCATGCTAACATCACTCGACGGCTCACCGATTTGGGTTGAGAGCAGTCAGGTGCAGATAGTGCGACCTGCAACGCAACAGTGTCAGGCGCAGAATGGATCAGGTATACAAGTTGGCAGTGTAGCTGTCTGTGTGCGTGAGACACCTGACGAGATACGAGAGAAGTTGCAAAGGGTGCAGAAATGACGATGCAAACACACGGTAAGGTTAGCTGGTTCGGTGGACCTAATGACACTGGTGTTAGTCCTAGTGAGGGGCTTGCATTCATCTTCGACGTTGAAACTGCACCGCATTTGTTTCTAGCCTCACAACCGCCTAACACTAGCGGACTTGCACGTAGGCTCAATCCTAGTGTGCCATACATAGCAATGCGTTGGGACTACGACGAGTTCACCAAAGAGCAGCTTGCTAGTATGAAGTACGTTGCACTCGTTCGTGCGCCGAAGACAGGCCGCGCGTTCGTAGCATGGCCTAGCGATTGGGGACCGCATGTAGACACAGATAGAATAGCAGACATATCTCCCGGTTTGATGGAATACTTAGGTATCCAGACAGACGATGAAGTAGAAGTCATCTTCCCGTATCTCCGACCACGTAAGGAAGTAGCATAACAACCACGGAGGCTATGATGCCGCTTAAGAAGTCTGCAAGTAAAGCTGCGTTCAGTAAGAACGTGCGTGCTGAGCGTAAGGCTGGCAAGCCGCAGAAGCAAGCTGTTGCTATAGCGTACAGCGTCAAGAGGAAAGCACAGAGGGGCAAATGATAGCTACTATCATAGGTCTTATCTTCCTACTCATTATCCTAGGTGTGATAGTGTGGGCAGGTCAACAACTGCTCGCACTCATACCACTAGGTGAACCGTTCGCTACCATCATTCGTATACTTGGTGTGGTACTGGTCGTCATAATCGTCGTCTACGTGATGATTATACTACTTGGTATTGCGGGTATAAACGTGAAGATACCGAGTATGAACTGATGAAAGTCATGCCGCTAACAACACCTAAAGAGGGTGTTGACATAGAAGAACTCGCACTATTGCACCACAACGAGTTTGGTGGTGATCGTGACTTTGATGTGCGTGCAATAGCGCGGGCTGTTATACAATGTATACGCGATCCAGAGAGGAAGTACCTCAATGCTTGGGTGGGATATGACAACGACGGTCGTCGTATTGGGTACATCGTTGGCACTATTCGGCCTAGTCTGTATTCTATGGCTGATATAGCGCAGCAAGAAATGTGGTTTGTTGTACCTGAGCATCGTAGTGGGCTAGTTGCAGCATTGTTGATTTGGCACTTTGAGCATTGGGCTAAGGACAAGAATGTTGAACACATATACACGCAAGTTGAACACGATGAACAACCTGAATTAGTTGAACGCATTATCACTATGCTGGATAGATTAGGGTATAAGAAGCAAGGCTACATAGCCGTGAAGCACTTGAAACAGAAAGGTAACGACGATGATCGCACCACACATCGCGGCGTGGGCGTTGCACAAGAGCAAGCAGAACAAGTCGAATGACAACGAGCTACGTGTAGACGCTGGCGACGCTACTGACATTCCTAACAGAGTACGCAAGCCGCGTAAGAAGAAGTACGAGCGCGTGCTAGAGACTAAAGGTGGTGGTGGTTACGTTCCACCTCCGCAGCCGTCGCCTATGGAACAGGCTCAAGCTCGTGAATGGGAAGCTGCTCAAGAGTTTGAACGTGAACAGCGTCGTGCACAAGAAGATAGAGATAGAGAAAACCGTGCCAAGGAAGCAAGCGATGCTGCTTGGCAATCGTCACGTGGTGCAGCATACACAGGTGCATTGAGCAGCGGTACTAACAGACTGCGCTCACTAGGCATCGAGAGCGGTGATCCCTACGGTGTCTACGATCAATTCACTGGTAGGATCAACACTGCTAATCAATCACTACAACCGGGGGCGGACTACTCTAGTGCATTCTCTCCAACTATCCTTGATGAGATACTAGGTGGTGCACGTACTGGTCAACGCAACAAGTACCGTACATCGTTCAACACCGCTATCGACCCGTACTATGCGGAGACTGAGTTCAGTTCAACGCGTGATGATCCCATACTGGCGAGCATCCTCGATCAACAATACAACGATGCACTTGCCGACTTGGATGCAGCACGTGGCCGTGGTCAGGCTTCACAAGCAGTATACGACCGTGCGCTGCGTGATCTTGGCACTGGTAAGGCTACTGCTAATACTGAGTTGCAAGGCATTGGCAGAGGCATCTTGTCAGGCATCACTGGTGACATTAACTCGCGTCGGCAGAGTGCACTCGACCGCGCTGCTGAATGGGACTTCGGTACTACTTACGATCCTAATGCTGAAGCTAACCGCATTCGTAGCTATGCTGGCGAACGTGGTGGTCAGCTTGAAGGTGACATTCGTGGTGCTGTGGGTGGGCGTGAGTTCTTTGACGTTAACTCACTCATTGGCAAAGCTGCTGCACGTGTTGGTAACACTCCTACACCGACTACCGGAGGTAGCAGCGCGTTGTATGATACATTCCAAAATGAAGCAGCAAACAATACGCGCACGAATGAGGGCATCTTCTAGGGAGTACATACGATGGAGATGTTCGGTCTGATAGGTGGTTTAGCTGGTGCTGGTGCGTCTTTGGCTGGCGGCATAATGAATGCTGAAGCACAAGACGAAACCAATCAGTTGAATTGGGCTATCAATATAATGAACATGCAGCAGCGCGAGCGAGAGCGCCAAGAAGCTATCGCTATGGCGTTGAAAGTGCGTGCTGAGCAGAAGCTAGGTACAACAGATATACGCGGCACTCGTACTCACTTTGTGCCGGGTAAAGGTTGGGTAGTTGAAGGTGCACCTGCTGTGCTTGAAATGCAAGCATTGCAAGATGCTGAGCAAAAGAAAGTGCTGCAACATGATCTACCGATGCGTCGGAATGTCATGGACCGCAACTACTCACGTGGCATTGAAGAAGAAGCACTTGCTGATACCTTTAAGAGACAACTACAAAACACTTATACGCCTAGTGACACTGAGTTGGAGGGCGATCTGTACAATGCACAGGCTATGGGTATACGTGAGGCTAGTGGTGATGCTGGTCGTCGCGTGTTTACTCAGGCCATGCGGACAGGACAGAATAGCAACTTCGACGATATAGCAGCTAGCATGATGCGTGAGAACAATGCAGCATATGCTAAAGCTGCACTCAACTCTAAACTAGCTGCTCGTGGTAGTGGTCAAGCTGTCGCTGATAACAGGCGTAAGAACCTGTCGAACTTGTACAACTTATTTGCTACACGTGCTGGTCAGCTACCTGAGACTAACTACAAGCCACAGTCGATTGATACAAAGGGTACACTTGATCCAGCACAAGCAGGTCTACTAAGTGCTGGTAACGCTGCAACTGGTATGTTTGCTAAGAAAGGTGGCGAGCTAGACTACACGCAAGCTAACATGGGATGGGGCAATGCTGTTGCCAGCGGCGGTGCTGCTCTTGCTAGTGCGCTGCGTGGTGCTGGTGGCAGCCGCGGAGGTGTGCAAGGCTTCGGCAGCAGTAGTGGTGGTGATAGTGACATATACACAGGCGGTGAAGGTGACTTCTTCTCGTACTCTTAACAGGTGAAACATGGCACGAACTATGCCAGGTGGCGCTCCTGACTATACGTCGCAAATAGCGGCGCGTGAGGCAGCAGCGAATGATGCTCTTACTAAGCTGTACATCTCACTTGCTGCGCGTAAGGAAGAACGTCTACGTCAGCAAGAGTTCATGAAGGAGATGTTAGGTCTACGCGACCAATACACACGTGGAATGTATGAAGACTTCGGCGCTCCCGGTAGTCCAGATCGTTCTGGCAAGTATCCCAACTACCGCGACGGTGTTAATGCCCCTGTAGCTGCTCCACTTGGTAGTGGTGGTGCAGGTAGCGGTGCTCCTGCTCCTGCTGCGGCTCCTACAATGCAACAGCCGCAAGGTGCTATTCCCGGTAGTGCACCGACTGGACCGCCTATTGGTAAGTTCGGTGCGCTACAACAACCACAACAGCAAGACACTGCACAGAATGATCCGCTAAGTTCTTTCGCACAAGCTGGTCCTGATGAGACTGTCACTCTGAGCGCGCAGACACGACAGCAGAGGCCAGCTTACAACGATCCGCGCTTACCTTCTACTACACGTGGTACACCGCAACGGTTTAGAGACATTGATCCTAAGTTGCTCGCTGCGTGGGATGAAGCAGAGCAGAAGTTCAAGCTGCCGCGTGGCACTATCATGATGACACTAGGACTAGAGAACGCTGGTGGTTATAACATCGGCACTAATCCTAAGTCAGCAGGTGGTGCTAGTGGGTTCTTTCAGTTCACACAAGAGTTAGCACGTGAGCATGGTCTTAAACCTGCAGACCTACAAGACCCATACAAGATGGGCTACGCACTTGCTGCTAACATTGATCGCAATCGCACAAACATGGAGAAGTTCGCTGGTCGTAAGTTTACTGATAGCTCCGCTGATATGCCATACTACTACATGGCACATATGTGGGGCGCTGGCAATGCTCCGAGAATTGCTAAAGCGCTGCAAGTGAACAGAGATGTGCCGCTTGCTAGTGTGATTATGCCTACGAAGCTGCCCAATGGTAGAGTTGTTGATGGTGCTACTACACTAGCTAACAACAACATACCGTTGAATATGACCGTTGGTCAGTACTTCGATAAGTTGGCAACAGAGAAGGTAGCACCTTGGCATTCGGCTGCACTCAGATACATGGATGCGCCACAGACACAGACAGCAACAGCAGACGCCAACGCTCCGCGGCCTCCTGCTAATGTGCCACAGGGTGCTAACTACGCCTCACCGCGCACAGGTTATAGGTTCCGCGATGAAGCTAACATGGTTAGCGTTCCGTTTCCAGATGGCAGTGGTC